ATTATATCGTTATCAATTGGACTAAAGCCGGTAGTTTCAACATCGAAAACAAAACCATATGGATTTTTTTTAGCTTTATTCATCAGCTTCTACCTTAATAGTTGGTTTATTGTTTTCAATTATTAAATATTGTTTTAGCTTTTCCTGTTCTTTATCGCTTAAACTTTTATATTCTTTTTTATCTAGAACTAATGATTCTGATGCAGGTGCTTTTTTAATTATAATGGCACTAGATTTAAAACCATCTTTTTTAATTGACTCGGTTAAAAGTGTAATTTTTTGGGTACAAGTATAAATCATTGAAAAACCATCTTCTTTAATAATGCTTTTTCCAATTGGCTTTTCTTTTAATCTTCTATTATGTCTTTTATAAAGCTGCCTTTTAATTTCAGTTAATGCGGCCTCTTCTAAAAGAATTTGACCTTTTAAAGTTTTGATTGTGTTTTCTTGTTTTAAAAAATGTTCGTATAAATTCATGTTGGGTTTCCTTTGGTTTAAAAAAAAGGGGATCGAATCCCCTTAATAAATAATAAGATAAATTTAAAAAGGAATTTCCGTATCATCGAAATCATCTTCAGTTTTTGCTTTTGGTTCATCAGCAACACCTTTACCATTATCTGAAATATCACCTTTAGCTTTTTTAAAATCCATTTTTAAAGTTGCTTTAATACTTTTGATAAATTTTAGGCCTTCTCTTTTATCTAGATTACCCTTTATTTGGTTCCTAGAAGGATCATGAATATTAACCTGCATTTGATTATTGCCTTCATGATTCACTTTATATTGAACATAAATTTCAACATCTCTATTAAGATCAAAACAATCATCATCAAATAAATCAGGTAAATCATTTCCTTTGAAACCACAAAGAATTAATCCCCTGGCAGCAATTTCATCGCCAATATTATTTGAGTTAACATTTTGAAACCAAATTACATTATTGGCAAAACGAACCCAAATTTGGGCCCCGCCATTATTAGTCTCTCTAATTCCCCAACCAGTTACTTTAGTTTTATGAATACCAGTTTCAATTTTTTTTTCTTCTACCATTTTAATTCTCCCTATCGATTATTCGATTTTCCAGTTTTTTTAATACTGCTTTTAAGCCTTTTAAATTAGTTTTATAAATTTTAATTGAAGCAATAACTTTTTCTGTAAAAGCTTCATCATCTTTAAATTCTTCTAATCTTTTTTTAATTAATGCAATTGTTTTTGTGCAATCGTTTTCTATGACATGATCATTTTTGATTCCATAATAATCACAAATAATTGAATCAATTTCAATTAAATCATTTGGAATTTCTTTATTTTCAAACATTCCCATCGGGGATTTAGAAGTATCTTTCCCGGTATTTTGAGTAATAAAAGAATATTCACCATCGGAAATTATTGACCTTAAAACAATTGTGAACATTCCTTCAATTGTAATTTTATCATCTAACAATTTCCCAATGGTTTTCATTTTAATGTTTTCGCCAAATTCATCTTCATGGGAATGGCTTAAAATGTATACCCTTAATTCATCATCAGAATAAATTGCAGCTTGAACTATTTCCCAAACTGATTTGGCAATTTCAGTAAATTTATTATAGCCTTTTTCGTCTGATCTTCTCATAAAAGTATTGGCCATTTGATACTGAAAATCATCTATTATAATAATTTTTTTGCCGTTTTCTTTTGCCTTTTGAATTCCTGCAATTATTACTTTAGATTTATCACTAACTAAAACTGTTCCGGTTTTTGTATTTGCATCCCATGGCTTCCAATTCTTGCTTTTAAAAGGTAATGGTTTTTTTAGACATTGAATTAATAGCACTTCATTAGGATTTAAATTTCTTAATGCTGTTGTTTTACCGGTTCCACTTTTGCCGATAATCAAAATTGGTACACTCATTTGATGGCCTTATTTTTTAAATATTCTTTTAGAAAAGGTCTAACATGGTCTGGAATACGGCCCTTTTTTATCCAGTTGTAAATTGTTGATGGTGATTTATAGTGTAATGCTTTTGCAAGTTTTGCAGCATTATTGTTTGGCCTTGCTAACCAAGATTTTAATTTATTTAACATTTATACCCCTTTTTTTTATGTCATATTTTGAGTATCATAATATGAGTTCAAAAAAAAGGGGAAAGATTTTTTTTACTTTTGATTTTGGATTAGTTTTAAAAAAAATGTTTTGCTGATTAGCATCCAGCCGCCTGCAAGGGAATTTTCTATATTAATTCTGGCCACTTTTTCGCGGCCTTCTTTACATTCATTTTTTCTATTGTATTCAATACATTCATACTTGCAGGCATTTTTTAAATCACCATCCAGGCATTGCATAAAAGCCGAGTATTCACTTGCCCGAATTGGAAAATCTTTATATTTAACGCTTTTGCTTCCCATAGAGCAAGCAGTAATGCTTAAGGCTAATGATAAACCCAAAAAAAAACCAATTAAAATTTGCTTCATTATTTTACCTTTGTTTTTTCAGCTTGCAACTCTTTGGCGTAAATCTTAAATTTTGACTCTATGTTTTTAGTTTGCTTTAAAACTGCATCAGATAATCCGAGTAGTTCATCAATTCTGCTACCGATATTAAATGCTACCGCTTTATTTTTTAAATCGAATTCTAGCTTTATTAATAATCCAACTTCAATATCAATTTCTTTTTTTCTTCTTTCACCAAAAGTAGGAACTAATTTTGCAATTTGGGTTATTGATTCAAATAATTTACTTGCCGGTTCGGCATATGGCTCTAAATTCATTTCTGACCTTTTAAAATTTTTACACCATCGACGCTTCCCTGAATGGCAATATAGGCAATGATTAAATCTTTTATGGATTCACCATCAACTTTTACAATTGAACAAACAAACAGGGAAATAACGCCAATGATTAGTGCATTTGCTTTTTTTGAATTAAACATTATAGCTTTGGCAATTCCTTCTTTTCAAAGTGAGTAATTAAATTACCCAATGCCATGTCAACCATTGTTAAAGCTACATCATCAAAACTATTAGAAGTTTTTTCAACAATTTCTTCTTTTACTGCAACTTTCAAACCTTCATTCCAAGCTTTTGATAAAAATAAAGTCCATTTAAAATTCATCTTATTTTCCTTGTTTATATATTTCTAAAACATTCCTTTGAATGATTATAATGTTAGTATTTATTGATTTTAATTGTTCTTTAATTTCACTGTGTTTTTCATCAATATTTGTTTGAACGGTTTTGTATTTTTCATCAACATGTTTTTTTGAATCATTAAATTTTTTATCAACATAACCCATAGTCGCAAAAGTAGTTGATCCAACTGTAATTATAGCTGAAGATATTATCCCAATAAAAACTGACATAATTGGATGATCTTTTATCTCTTCAGATACTTTTCCCATATATATCTAGTTCCAATCTTTACCTAAGATCATTGATTTTTCTGTTGCTTCCTTATTATGCCTTCTAACTATTTCTTTAACCATTCCTAATACTGAATTATCATGGTTAATTTTTAACCAATCAACTAAATTATTCCCCATGATTCTATTCCGAATTAACCACGTTAAAATAATTTTATGATCTTTATACCTATGTAATTGATGCATAATAGCAACTAGATTTAAATTTCCATCCATTACCATATGCATCAAATTTTTTACATCTTCATTTAATCTTTTCATAATTAAATATCTACTGTGACATTAGTACTAGCTCAGCAACAATTTCCCTTAATTCTGGTAAAGTCATAACCCGAATGCTTTCATGGTTAGCATTCCCAATAATTTCTCTTGCGTTTTTTCTTGCAAGATCCCTTACATTTTGTTCGTTTGTAAAAATAACACCCTCAGCATCACCAACTTCTAAAGCATCCATTGTTGCAGTATCATTCTCATCAATCATTTTTTTTAGAATTTTAAGATGATTAGCTCCTGGTATACCTGCAAAATGAATTGCTAATGCATAATCGTTTAATGCATCCCATCTAGTTTGAATACTCATTACATCACCCTCTTCACTTTAAAGATTTCAACTATAGTAAAATTTTCAACTACACTGGCTAACCCAGCAACTGAGCCAAAACCCTCTGAAGCTCTAGTAGTTTGGCAATAATGTTGAATTTCAAAATCTATCATTTTTGTAATAACCATTTCTTCATAACCATGAGAAATATTTTGAACATTATCAGCAGCGTTAGTAGTATTACTTGAACCAATTCTATCAATTGAATTAGTTGTGTCGTCTAACTTACTTTTATGTTTATTAACTCCATAAGCAGGACATTTCCATCTAACTCGCCATTTGCCGGTAATGCATCTAAATGCATTTGATGCTACTGTTACTAACTCAGAGTCGGAAGGTCTCATATGGTCTATCGTACGAGTTCGCCATGCACCACTAGTGAAAGTTCCACCAGCAGTAGACGATGGTTTTTCATCATATAAAACTACATTTTTTTCTTGTATATTCGGATTATAATCAACTTCATCAACGATGGTAATGTTTGAGCTCCCATCATTGTAAAACACACCGACACATCGCCATGGATTTTGTGGGTTATACCAACCATAAAGCTCTGATCGCCATTGTGGATCAATATCCGAAATTATCGGTGCACCTGTATCTTTAACGTAACAAAAATAGATAGTGCTTGCTTGCTCTGTAGCTGTATATAAATCTGTTGTTGCAGCTAAATCAGTTGTTATATTCCAATCTTCATGACTAAAATTCCATTTTATTTCATTTCCATATACTTTAACCATAGAGTTTTTATTTTTAACGTCAACTATAGAAGTTGTATTTATTAAAAGTTCAATAGTATTATCATTTGAATGATCTGCATAAAAATCAAATGATCTAGCACAAACACAATTGGTTGCATCTATACCTACAACACCGATTAATGTTCTTGAAATTATCTGCCATGTTGATCCATCGTATCTTTTCCAGGTAGCATTACTTGGATCAAGGTCATACCAATAATCACCAGTGGAAGGACTAGTAGGTGAAGTAAATGACCTAATAGGATTAGTATAAGTAACATCAACCGTTGTCCCATCGTTTTCAACAAAAACCCAACCTGTTGACAAAACAGTTATTACATCGTTATTAGTTACGCCCGTTCTATTAACAGGATTACCAGAAGAATCTGTAAACCACCCTCTGTAGCAATCAGTTATTTCAGTAGTCGATTTAATAAAAGCTAATGCATATTCTGTTGCAACACCAGCGATTGAAATAATTGCATACGATCCAATATAACCTTGAAATTCTGCGCCCATGGCATCAACTGTAATTGTTTCATTATCAGAACCACGCTCCCCCCAAGTTCTAGTAGATGATTGATCAGCAGCTAAAGCTTCATCAATAGCACATGTTGCAGTTGTTGACGGGCCAACCGTCAAAGATCCCTTTGTAATATCAGTTGAGACTGTTACGGCCGTTCCGTTAATATCTAAAACTAAATTAACTGAAGCACCAGTAACGTCAAAAGATGCTGATGAACCTGCTGGATCAATAAATTGAGGTTGATTTGATGCAGTTCTTAAAGCACCTGAAACAATCCTATTTTTTGGTGCTGTTAATAATGAAGCATCAACCGCTGATCCACCTAAAATTAAACTATTAATATAAGAAGTTCCCCACGGGATTGCATTGGTTCCTAAATTTTGTGAAGTTGTTGCAACACCTGAAGAATTTCTGCCTACAAAATCACCGTTCAAAGCTGAATGAATATCATTGAAAAAAGTATCTAATATTACTTCACCTGATGATCTATCTGTTAATGTGCTAGTTCCTATGATTGACTCCCTATTTTAAATTTAACTTCCGATTAATGACCTTCCAACAATTGCAAAACCAACCAATGAACTTGATTCATCAGTGAACCAACCATATTGCCTTAGCTTTAATGTCGTTTCAAATTTAGATGAATTTTCTGATATTTCTATTATTTTAAAAGCAATGGCCGGTGATATTGAAACATTTCCATAAGTATAAGGCAATGGCATTTCATTATCACCAATTTCAGTTATACCAATTACAGGTAAAAATTTTCCATCGATTCTTTTAACTCTTAAAGGATAATTTAAAGATACAGGATCAAGTAACATGGCATTTTTTAAAACATTTGTTGGTGCTGTTACTTCTAGTTCAATTCTTGGAATTTTAAATTCATTTAATATTTTTGTTGCAAGTGTTAGTTGGGTAGCTTCACTAGTTATAAAATCCAATGTAAGCTTTTTTTGACGAAAACCATAGTCCAAAGAATAACCATTATCAGTAGCTTCAATTTCACCAACTTTAACTGAAGTAAAAGTTCTATGTATTCCTCTATTATATTTTTTTACACCTAATATATTTTCCCTATTCTTTAAATCATAAGGCCCATATAAATTTAATGTAGAATTGATATTTTTATCTCTAGATTGAACAATCATATTTTCTGATGAATCAATAATTAAAACTGAATTACTTGATGTTAATAAATCAGTCAAAGCTTTTCTTACGTTTAAATTATCGAATTTTGTTCCATCATCTATAGTAAAATCTTGGTCAACATTTATATTTGATTCCGAGTAATTTAAAACGCTAAGTATTTTAGTTTGGTTTAATATATTTTTTATAGCTGAAGATGCTAATGAAGCATTAGTTATTATACCAGCCGAAACTTTTGTTGTTCTAATAACTGAATCTAATGATAAAACTCTGAATGTAATAGTTTCTTTATCAATATCTTGTTTTGTTGCTTCATCATTTATAAGCCCTTTAAATCTAGTAGTATCACCATTGTTATCAGAGTAATCAACTCTGATTTTTGCTAGATCCCTAGTGTAATTAAAAATTGATCTATTATCGGATTCATCGTTATATTTACCATTATAATTTAAAACTTTTAATGTAATATCTCCATAAGTAAAAACGCCAACTTCATAATCACCAGAATCAATAGATTTTTTCATGGTTTTAATGCCATTAAAAATTATTTCTGCTGATATTTGTATTTCATTACCATAAGTAAATTCACCAGTTTTTGGCGTTAGATAAACTTTATATTGTTTTGAAGTTGTATCAGTTGTCATTTAAATATGTTCCACTAGATTAATTGAAGCAAGGTTAACAGAATTGACATAAATATTACCAACATAACTTAATTTATAAGAACTTTTCACCTGCATTTGAATTACATCTTTTAATCTAAATCCCCTGATTGTATATTTGAATTTTGTAGTTCCAAATTTACCACCGCATAACCAAACTAGAAAAGGATCTTCAGAATCATGAAGCACTAGCATTTGATCAATATCAACATTATAAACTGATGTAGCAGGATAACCCTTCATAGAAATTTTAATTGCAAAAGTTTCTAATGATTTTTGAATTGCATATTTACCTGATAATGTTTTGCTTGATCTTAAACTTCTATCAATTGAAATTTGTTTAACATCAGGAAAACCAACTAGTGTTCCAATTTCTGTAGTAGCAATAACTTGATTAATATATTTTTCAGCATCTACCACCTGGCTTTTTGTTGCAGTTATTTGAATTCCACCGGTAGTAACAGAATCAAATTCTGCATAATAAGTATCTTGAGCAAAATCTGTTCTAGTTATATTGGTTCTACTTGCATCAATATCTAAAACATTTGCAAAATGCGTATAAACACCGCTTAAGTCATACTTAATATCAAAATCTTTTAAATTGGTATCAAGAATAAATAATCTATCAATCGTTTTATCTTCAGCAAAAGTTATAGTTATAGTTTCAACTGTTGTATCATCCGATCCCACTGATCTATAGAAGGTTTCTTTGTTACTATCTAGTAAAGCAGCAACTGATGCATCACCTGAAATTGGTGCTGAAGCTGTTGCATCAATATTTTTAGATTTATTAAATAATTTTATACCACCACCAATAGCCATTATATTGCTTCCTTGAAACTATCTCGGGATATACCCAATGCAGTATCTTCAACTTGAGAAATAGTAATAATTTGACTTGCTTCAGGTGAATCATAAGTAACATGAACGCCAATGTTACCACCAGCACCACCGCCAAATTCTTCAGCTTCACGTTGCGCTCTAACTGAACCGATTACAGTATCAAAATCTTTTCCAGCAGGAACAATTAATTCACCTTGCTGCGCCATAATTGGAACACTATCAACACCTGGAATACCACCTTCAACCAAACCACCTTTTGCAAAACCTTTAATTGTTTGGGCCGCAACTGTTCCTAATGCTAGTGCTGTATTTGCTGTAATTAACCCTTGATAAAATGTCATATTAGCTTCAAATGCAGCCGGGCCCGCACCAGGTACAATTGCAACTGCTGTTGATGCCAATGCTGATGCAGTTGTTGCGGCCGCTCTTGCCATTGAATCCGATAACATAATCTGGCCAACCGCTGCTATTTTACCTAGAATAAATGATGCTGCTGTTTGTTTGCCTTGTACTGCCACTAAAAAATTTGCGGTATTACTTGCCAGGTCAATTGATGCTGATGCTGTTTTAACTTCTAGATCTCTTTTCATTTTAGCTAATGTTTCTTTTGCTTTTAAAATTTTGGCATCCCTAACTTTATTTCTTTCAATTTCTTCTTTAGATTCTTTTATTTGCCTTTCAATTCTGAATTTATCGATTAATGCAACGGCTTCATCATGTTTTCCTTTACTCTCTAATTCCCTTGCCTTTTTTTCAATTTCAAATTCTTCTAATGCTTCATTTTCAAGCTCTAAATTTTCAAGTTTCTTTTCAGTTAATAACTCTTGATCTTCATCTAACTTTTCTAATGAAGCTTCAAATTCTTCAGCTTGCAATGCTTTTAATGCTTCAATCTTTGCAGTTTCAGCTTCAATTTCTAATTCTTTTAAAGTTTTAATTCTTTCAAGTTTCTTTTCTTCTTTTTCTGTATCATCTTCAAAACCACCGGCCTTTGCATTTGTTGTTTCAGCTTCAATTCTTTTATTTTTTAATTCTTCTAGCCCAGCAATTTCAGCTTTTAATCTATCTCTATCGGCTTCAGCACCTTTGATATTTAAAATTGTTCCTTTTTCGATCATGTCATTAATGACTTTTAACTGCATTTTTTTATTTTCTAAACTTCTATTAATATCTTCTAAATTTTTAACCGGTTCTGGATCTTTAAAGGCTTCCCATAAACCAACAACCGCTGCTGTTATCCCAACAATACCGGCAATGGCTATTCCAATTGGGCCGGTTAAAGCCGCCCAGAATGCTGAAGCTGCAATTGAAGCCGGTAAAAATATTGCACTTAATGCAGCAATTCCAGCCGATATTTTTAAAACTAAAATTCCAGCAGTAGCAAGGCCGGCAACTGCACCGCTTATAATTGCCGCCCATTTTATAAATGAAAAAATATTCGATTTAACATCATCATCTAAATCGGCAAAATTTTTAGCTAACATTTTTATATTTTGAATTAATGGAATTATATCATTTGCTAGAAAAGCACCAAATTCAATTGATACGGCATTTATGGAATTCTTCATGGTTATAAAGATTGCATCTAATGTATTATATGCTTTTGCTGCTTCATCATTTAACGCTGTTGCATTTTTAGCTTCATTTGCTTGTGTTTCTATAGCCTTTCCCAATAGATCGCTATTTAATGCTAATGCAGGTAACACCTTTAAAATTTCTTCACCTTTTAACCCAAATTTTTCTAATTCTTTTGTAGTATCTCCATTGGCCCGGGCAATATCACCTAATCCATTTATAAATAATTGAAATGCTTTTGGTGCATTATTTTGAAAAATTTTGGTAATTTCATCCCCAGTTTTACCAGTAATTTTTTCAAGGTCTTTTAATTCATCACCACCTTTTCGAACTGCACTATCAATTGCTCTAAATGCACGGCCAACGGCCGATCCACCTAATTCTGCTCTAACACCAATACTTTTTAAAGTTGCACCAAATGCAGCCGATTCCCCAGCACTAATTCCAAAAACCGCTGTTGCTTTACTAATCTCACTTGCCATTCTAACAATTTCAGATTCACTAGCTGCAAAAGAGTTTCCCAATGCAACTATTTGTGAACCAAAAATATCTATATCCTTAACGCCTTCTTTGGTAATTGTTAAAATTCTAGTTAATGCAGTTGCGGCCTCTTGACCATGAAGATCCGTTGATACACCTAATTTTGCCATTGTTTCAGTAAATTTTAATAAATTTTCTTCACCTGTTACGCCTAATTGCCCGGCCGCTTCAGCTATACCTAACAATTCATTGGCGGTAATCGGTGCTTCCTTGGAAAGTTTGGTTATATCCTTTCCAAATTTTTCTAATGCCTTCCCACTTAAATCAGTTGTTTTACCAACGCCAACTAAAGCTTTTTCATATTTCCTAAATTCATTTGCTGATAAACCCATGGCAACGGTTAAAGCTGTAAAAGCAACGGCCGCCGGTTTGGCAATCTTTTCAAGTTGGCCTTGTAATTCTTTTGTTGAATTATTAACTTCATTTAAAGCATTTTGATAATCTTTAACATCACCATTAATTCTTATAACTAGTTCATCGGCCATATTGTTGCGCCTTCCTTTGCATTGCCTTTTTTAAAGCTTCATCCATTGCAATTTTTTGATTTTCATCTAGTTCAAAATTTTCATCATCTTCATTTTTTTGGCCTGTTACTTTAAAGTTATGCAATTTTATATTCAAAAGTTGCTTATCACCTAACCTTTTTATTATGTTTGCCAATCTCCATCGAACTTCGAATATTGTTCTGGTATAAATGTATTCGGTAGTCCAACCATATTCACTCGATAAATAATCAAAAATTTGTTGCCAATTTAATGGTTCATAATCTTTTTTTTTAATTTATCGCTGGCAACATTATTAACAACATCTTTTAATTTGTTTTTAAGTTGTCCTACAATATTATCAATCATTTCTTTATCATGGCCAATAGAGTACAAAACTGCTGAATAAATATCAAAATGTTCATCAACATTGCTTATTAGGTCCCTTAATAATTTGAAACCACCTTTATTCTTTTCCTTTTCTTCACCTGTTTCAATGTCTAAATATTTTATTGACTTCAATTTAAAGAACATCGCATCTTCATGATTCATTAAAAACAATGCCATTTTACAAATATCATCGGTTCTAATTTCTGCAATCATTCTTTCAATATCACCAATTGATTCATTCATTTCTGATAACATGCCAACTGTGCAAGGTCTTAATTTAAAAGTTTTGCCTTTAGCTTGCAATAAACTAAAAAATGATTCGGTCGGTTTTAAATCATTAATTCTTATTTTCTTTTCGATTTTTTTATCCATTAATTAAATTCCTTTTTATCATTTTACAGATTTAGATTGATGTTTGATATAAATTAAATTAATTATAAGGTAGTGACAAATAAAACCACCAGAAAAAAAGAGTTAACCGAATTTATTCAAATTCGAGTATCTGAATTCGAAAAGAATAGAATAAAATGGTTATCTCAAAAATATGCAGGTGGGAATATTTCTTTATATCTTGTTTGGTCTGCAATGAACGCCAATAGAATTGAAATTAAGCCTGAAATTTTATCTGATTATTCAAAAAGAAGAAAAGTAAAAGAATCGGTTATTTAAATTGATACAAAAAAAGGGATTATTTCTAATCCCTTTAATTGTTCTAACAATTTAAATCAAGATTTCCACAAGTTTTAACTAAAAACTAAATCTTTCATCACTTCAGTTTTTTAATTATGCAAGTGAAGGCGTAACATGTCTAATCTTATAAACACCATCCAATGCTTGATCATATAATAATTTTACATTTACTTCTGCAACACTCCAGGCATTTCTAGCTAATCCAATTGGTAGACCGGCCCCAATGCATCTTAAAGCATCAATTTCGAAAAGTTCCCCGGAACTTCTTTTATTGGCCATAATAATTGCACCGAATTCAGGGAAAGATTGATCTGCCATTTGACCAACTGTAACATCCATTGAAGCGGTGTTATTTGGTCTAACTGTAAAGGTAGCTGAATCACCTGCAACTAATGCAATCGTACCAGCACCACCAGTTAATTCTAATCCAAAATTAGGAACATCAACGGCCGCACCCATGGCAATAGTTAATGGTGAAGCTGTAATTTTTAACGCATCATTTTGCATTGTACCGTTAGCACCTCTATTTATATCTACAGTACTTGAAAAATAAACATCAACTGTTGTTGCATCGGCTGCAACAACTGTATAATGGCCAAATTTTAAATCAGCATCAGAAGATGATTTTAATGAAGTTGTTAAAATACCCGTAGCAGCTACAACTGAAGTACCGTTTTTATTAGCTATTGCCGTTGCTGAACCTGTAGCTTCAGCACTATTTTCAGTCGGTGCATTACCAGCAAATAATTCAAACACAAAATTAGGAAATTCTGAAAAATTTAAGGTCATTTCGGCCGCTATACTTCCTACTTCACTTGCCCAGCTAAATTTATTAGATCCCCCCTGCGAATCAATCATTTCTGCTGATAAACTTAATGAACTTCCTTCTAATACTTGAAGCATTCCGTAAAAAGTTCCATCGGTTCGCTTATATGGCGAAACCGTACATAGTCCGAATAGTTGTCTAGGTGTTGATAATGCCATATAAATATTCCTTTGTTTTTTGTTATGCTAAATTAGTCTCTAAAATAATTCCTATTGCTTTATATCTTGCACTAGAATCTAATGATTGAAATGAAACCGGTTCAAATCTTTTTACAGTTATTTTATTGCCAACGTCTAAATTAGTAAAGTTTTCCTCAAAAATTTCCTTTAAAGCACGTTGAACTCTGAATAAAATTTCACTTATATTTTGCCTATTTCCATCAGCTAAAACATAAACAACTGAAATAGATAATTTTTCAGCAGTACCGCCATATAAAGGAATTGTTTCAACACTTTCAACACCATAAATTATAAATGGATCATAATTGATTGCTTCACTATCCATGGTTTGAAAGGCATAAGCTGAAGCATCTACATCAGGTAATGCAATTGAATCACCTTTTTCAGTTTCAATTGCTGTTAATTTTGTTGCCAGGTTAGTTGTTATAACCGATTTAATACCTGATAAAATATTTTCAAAATCATTTGCCATTATTTATTACCTAAATTCTTTTTTGAAACTTGCATAACCCAATCATGCAAGGTTTCTAACCAAACTTCACGCCTTTTATTAATTTCTGGTGTTGCAGTTTGTTCACCACCGATTAAAACATATGGCCTTGCTGGCATTTTTTTAGTACCAGTCTGAAGCCAAATTCCATATGGTGCACCTTTTTTTGAGGTAACATTAGTACCCAATACTAAAATGCTTTTATTAATAATGTAATTAACTGAATTGGGATGATTTGGTACTGTCATTGAAGCCGCTAAATGGCCGGTAGCTCTAAGAATTGGATAAACAAAACCAAATTTTCTTTCCTTGAATTCTTTATAACCACCTTCATAAAAATCATTTAGTCCAGACTCCGGTGCTTCCCAATAAACTGTAAAAGGCTTTTCCGATAAATCTTTATATCGGCCCTTACTTTTTCTATTAACATCAAATATTGATCTGTTGCCCTTGTACCATTGGCGGGCCATAAGTTTTAATGGTGTTGTTAAATTACCGGTTTGTTTTAACGCTCTATTGATTGCATTTGTAAAATCTTTACCTGGATCCACTGTAACTTGTATTATTTCATCGGCCATTTAGTTACCATTGGGTCTTAGATTGATCAAAAACCCTGGTAACAGTATTTGAAGATGAATAACTTTTTACACCTTGAACCGATGAAATAGAAACCGCATCAGATAATAGTAATTCCCTTTTAACAATCATTTCCAGGTTTGCCCTAGCTTGAATTGCTAAATCAACCGGTATAGCTTGATCGCCTTGTGGACTAGTGCTTTTTAATTCCATTATTTTTGCTATACGCTGGGCAACTAATCCAATGGAGATTGTTTTTAAAACTTCCATAGATTTAGGGGATGCTGCTAGGGTAACAGGTGTTGTGTAAATTAAACCAATTCTAGCATCAATATAGGCATCAGCTTCAACAATAAATTGAGTAACTTCATCTTCCGTTACTTTAGTTGTAGCTGAAAATGTTATTGATTTAAATTCTGAAGATATTAATGTTGGTGTAGAATACGCCATATTTATTCACTTGCTTCAAGTAGTTCTTTTAATTTATCAGCACCGGCCCGATGATGAAATTTAAGAGCTCTTTTTTTGCATTCTTCTTTTAATTCTTCAAGACTTAATTCAACTACATCATCATTTGAATCTGAATTAACAACTGGGTTAATAACAGGTGAAGCTGATTTTTTTTTAGATTCACCCCTTATCAAGTCATTAGCTTTTAGTTGATCTAAAAACGGCCCTATTATTTCAAGTTCATCTTCACTTAAAGATTCACCTGCTTTTTTCTTAAGGCCGTTACAAGAAAAATTACTAACTACTTTCATTTAAAAATCCTTTTTAAAGTTTATGGAAAACAAGATTGTGCGAAATTTTGAAAAAAGTATAGAACAAAATCTGATGCACCGTTCATTGTACCGTTAAAATCTGCTGTATTCCCTTCAATATTTGCTGCATCTTTTACCATTGTTGGTGCTGTTCCTTCTTTTGCACCATCAATTAGACTGAAAAGAATATCACCTGCATTTGCAAGGCATCTTTTTAATCCAAGCTTTTCACCATAACCAATTGACCATGTTGCACCGAATGGAGTTACTTCACAATTGGCCGGAAAGACAACGCTAGAAACCGTTTTAAATGCCTTGCTTCCAGTAGTTGCAGTTGATTGATTTTCAGTTACCAAGTAATTTTCTGAAATGGTTTGGCCATGAAAATCAGTTCCATTAATTACTACTGTACAAAGGGCAATATCAGCAGTTGTTGAACCCGGTGTTAAAACTAAATTTCTAGTTATATCAGGTTGAGCAACAAAAGTTGAAACTGTTACGGCCGTTGTTGCAATATTACCAGCATTGGCCGATAAAACATCAGTCGTACCTGCTACCGCTGGATTGGTGAAAGTTTGCTTTTCAACTAATTGTTGAGTAACCAGCTTCATATCTTGAAATTGCCTTTTTACAGGTATCCCAAAAGATACACTGGCCATTACAAAAGTAAGGGCCAACGCTATAAATGTTTTTAAAAAACCTAATTTCATTTCTAATTCCTTTTTGATTAATTACTAAAATTTACAAATCAAAAATTGATATTAAGCTATTACATCTTTAATTAAATAACCTGCTTTTGCATTTGTAATGCAATAATCATAATGATCATCTACCAAAATTGCTTTTGAATTTGGTGGGTTATTAACATTCCATTTAGTTACCCTTCTTTGTTTTCTACCGGCCATTTTAAATAAATAACCCAAAGAAGTTTGGTACTTCATCGCTTTAGCTGGCATCTTCATTAAGATAATATTTTTACCCCAAATTGCAGCAAGTGAACTTGTTTGGTTTCTTTTTGCCGATTCATATGAAGCCATACCAATTAAAACTCTTTGAACTTCCAAAACACCTGCCAATTCTTCAAATTTCAAACCGCCTGGCCGATTATCTTTAAATCCTAAAGAATCTAATAATTGTGGATGGTATCTTAATTGTTGGAAAACTTCCCAACTCATAACTGCTACATCAGGTGGAAATCCACAACCATCTTTTACTGCCGCTCTACCTGTTAGCAAATCATCAACTGGATCACTATTTGCATAATCATTCCATTGAGAAGTACCGGTTAAAGTTGTATTTTGTGTTAAAATAGCAGTATCGCCTAAAGTATCGGCAAGACCTTTTTCTTTTCCAACCATTATAGAAGTTGTTAATCCTAGTGTTTCATCTTTTTCAGCATCATAAGGCTTTTGCACATTTGAATAATCATCTTCAGTTACAAGACCTTCAAGACCATGGCCTTCAATTGAATAGCTTGCTTGAGTTCTAACTTGAGTTTTAACTCTTGGATATTCACCACCACCACCAATAATAGTTTGTTCAACTCTTAGGTGATCTGTTCCATATTTTGCTAATTTTCCAGTTTTTTCTACTGAATCGACAACTGGAAATAGAGATTCTGAGATAAAACCTTCAGGTATATATGCGCTTGATACACCGGTTAAAAGTTTATCAACAATTGCTTTTTGAGCGGCCATTATAATTTTCCTTGTTAATTTTTTTAATCAGTTAATACCAAACTGTAAAACTTCTTTATTAATTAATAATTATGCATCAGATGAAACAACTTGAAATAAACAAACTTCAACGCCAAAAACATCACCATCAACTGCATCTTCATAGGCAATTGCTCCACATGGTTCATCAGCAGCATCACAAACTTCAGCTTCACCATCAGCATTTGGAGTTAAATATTTTCCTAATGCAATTGTTTCAGCGGCTTCAAGTAAAGCACCACCACCTGGAAGGGCAACTTCACCAAAATCACCAGCGGCCAAAGCTACATCACCTTGAAAAATTCCCATTGGTCTATCATTTAAATCACATTCTGTAATAAGATCTTTAGTTGCACCCCATTTAACAAATCTATAAGGCCGTATTACTGCGCTGGCTTTAAAAGTTCTTAATCTAGGTGCTGAATTAACGGCCATTATAATTTTCCTTGTTAATTTTTTTAATTAAATAATTAAATTATTGACCTTAAAAGGTCTTTTTACAATAACTTTTATTCTTGAGTTTCTTTAATATATCTCAAGTTCAAATCTTTATTTTCTGATAAAACCATGTTTTGAGCAGTATCAAGATCAAGATCTTTATTTTCACTCATTTTCTTTTCAGATAAAGAAATAACTTCATCTTGAGCAGGTGTTTCAGATTTTTCAAATTCTTTATTACCTTTTGCAGTACTCGAACCCTTTTCACTTAAATTAACTTGAGCTGAATTTTCTGCAAACTTTACAAAATCGTCGGCCATATAATGAACTCTTTGTGCTTCAACTGTTTTCCCTTCAGATAACATTTTATCAAAAACACTTTTCTTTGCTGCTAATTTTTTATCAGCTTCAATTTTTTCTTCAGCTAATTTAATTCTATCTTCACGCTCTGATAATTCTTTTTCTTTTTCTTTATTTTCTTCACTTTCAGCTAATTTAGATTTTTCAGATAATTCATCGGCCATTACTTTTTTTTCAGCTTCCAATTCTGCAATTTTAGCTTCAAGTTCTTTAATTTTTTCTTCCATTATAATATCCTTTGTTTTATCTGATTTTTCTTTAATTTCTGAAAGTTCGATTGTAGGTTCCATATTCTTTACAACTGGCCGATTTGTCAATGCAGCACCAAATAGAGTAGGCCCATAATCTTTTTGATTTTCATTATCTTTATAAGAGAATTGAAAATCTGCTGATATATATCTATATTTCTTTTTTAAAACTGCAATAGAACCGTCATCAGTCCAATGAACATCGGCCCACAATTGTTTTCCATCTTCAGATAAATACAAATCTTTGAACCATGCGGCCGCTTCCTTGTCGGTTTCGTGCGAATAATCCAGCATCAAATCAACACCACGAACTTGATCTTTAAAATTTTTAACCATGCTTTTCAAATGGCTTTTATCGATAACGATAGTTTGCCCTTCATGAAAAAAATTTCCAACTCTTAATATTTGAACTTTATTGGATATACCATCAGTACCAATGAACATATTTTCATGCAATATAATCGGTGCTGTTCTATGTATTTGGAATGGCTTCATATTTTTAATAATTGTTTTATCCATGTTTAAAAGTCAATCTTTTTTTATATTGTATCAGAAAATTGTATAGTATCGGCAATTTTTTTTGATGATGGTTTTAATCTTGTAATTTTTTGGTTTTTATCAAGCTTTATGATTGCTCTAATCCAGCTTTTACAATTGTAATGCAATGGGGGCGTATATAAAAAATGGTTTGCTTCATTTTTACTGAATACTGTACCAACTAAATCTTTGCATATTAATGTTACTGGATCGCTATTCATAAATTGAAAGGCCTCTATTTCATCTAGAACTTCATCTTCAAAAAAGAATCCATTTCTTGACTCATTTACTATTTGTGAACTTGATATAGTTGAAGCAACTCTAACCGAACTTCCTAGAATATATTTTTCGGCCTTTTCCTCCATATCCTTTTTTATAACTGCAATATCTTTACCCGATGAAGTTGATGAATCAAATTGAAGGAATATAGATTTTTCTAAATCAGCAATTTGAGTTCCAACTAATAAATCATTTGATTGGGTTATACGTTGCCTAATGTCTTTAGGAAGGTTTTCAAATTCACCAAACATTAACCTTTCTTCATTTTCAATAAATTTAACATTTGATGCTTTTGGAATTTCTTTTCTAACTTGATCTAATGAATCTGATGCTATAACCGCCATAACTGTTAATATTTCATTTTTATAAACATCAATTCCTTTTGGCTTAATATCCTTAATAGCATTAAACTTATCCATTCCTTTTAATTTTTTTGATTTTTTAATTACTTGATCAATCATATCTTCAGCAATATTAGCTAAATTAGCTTGCATTATATTTTTTAATTCAATTGCACCGGCTTCAATGTCTTTTTTAATATCTTTCATTATATCCTTTCTTGCCAGGAAAACCCTGCTTTACATAGCGCCGCCGAACCTGAGGCCACTTGACCAGTAACCACCCATCTATCTCCAGGATGTAGCCTCTCATTGAATGATGAGAGATCTAAGACTAAAGGAGACCCAGCTTCTATTTCAAATACAGCTAGCTCATTACCACCAGTAACTGTAGTCCCGGTACTGCTGTACTGCATGACTGAACTTGCAGCATTAACATTTGTTAATGCTGTAGCCCCATCGATTCTAGTAGGTTCGGCTATAATTTTCATCTCAACAGGTTTACCGGCTTCCGTTGATAGTGTTAAAAAATCAGGAAAGACTGATACTTTATTTATTGAAGAATTAAAATCAATTTCGTTATGAATAATTAATAATATTTGTCGGGCAGTCGTCATGCTCTTTTCAGCGGAGATTGAGTTTCTTATTCCTGCAATACTTTCTTTGCCTT